TAAAAATAAACTCTAGTGCATATAGTCCTGCACTCAATTCACCTTGTTGTGATGTTCCTGTAATACAACCACGTTTTTCATATATAACTTTTTCAATATCTGGTGAATACAAACAGAAAGCCCATGACGCTATTTCTTTACGCTTCCCACCATCAGAGTATACTTGTAGTTGTCTTTTCAATTTTAAAATCCTTTAAGTAAAAACCAGTTTTTTGACTTTTTATACACTAAGGATAATCATAATACACTTTTGGTTATGTTGCAAACACTTTATACACTATTTTGACTAAAGAGAGCGTAGCGAACGGGGATGCGGTTTTCTATTTTTTCTTTTTTCATATACAGTAATGAGCGCCAGCGAATGAGGATATACTTTTTTGTTCTTTTTATATTCTTTTTTATTCTAATAAAATCCTTTAAAGACGTTCATAAACCTGTTAAAATACTTTCTTATACAGTAGTGAGCGAAGCGAGCGAGGTATATTTTTTTTTTTCTATAACCTTCCATATACAGTAATGAGCGCCAGCGAATGAGGTTTAAGTTTTTTATTAGTTTATTTTTTGGCGAGTGTATTTTTACGATGCCAAAAAAGGTTTTATCTTCTTTTGCTTGTGAAACTAGGCAGAGTTTAGCGGATCGAAAATATCCTGTCAAGACTTATTTTCGTTAACATTATGTAATGTTTAAAAAGAGTGTTGACACACAAAACAGACACACATGTGTCTATAAAGAGGGCTTTAAACCCATTAGAGGCTTTGGTGTGTCCATAGAGAGGTTTTTGTTAAGGGGTAGGGCATAGTATAGAATGAAAGAGAAAATCTGATCAGTGAGCTTGTACAGAGTTGAAAATGTGAAATAAGAACATCAAAAAGAGAATTTACCCCTTTTTGATGTCAACAGGATAGAATTTGACAGGATGTTGCTCATTGGCATAGATTTTTACACGAGCCTTGCCATGCTGTATCATATACCCACTATACCGCTTGTCGGGCATAGAAAGATCATCAACCACGTCATAAATTGTGGCAACCTCTTTTGTATCATGCAATCGCATCAATCGACCAATAGACTGAATGATCCTGATCATGGATTTTGTGGATGATGCAAGAACCATGTTGTGAAGCTTATTGATAGAAATACCAACAGCCATAGTTCCAAAAGTGGCACAGGTTATCACACTCTCACCAGCCTCGATCTTAGCCTTGATAACGTCACGTTCTTTGTTACTGACCTCGCCATTAATAACAAACACATTATCATGCTTTTCTTTCAACATCTCATATACAGGAGTTTGATAGATGTCTATTGAGTCAAACAAAACAAGCGTATTTCCTTTCAGGGACAGAATCAGATTGACAAGAAAATTTTTCCTTTCAGGGAGTGAATAGATAAATTCTTTTTCAACACGATACCAGTCTTTAGGGTTTCGTTTTTTTCCATCTTCCTTTGTGAATACGGTAGACGCAAGATCACCCTTGAATTCTTGGCTATACTTCAACAAAAGCATCTTCACATCAATAGGGGATGCAACACCTTTATCAATGCTTTCTTTTGCTGTCATGATGATCTTGCGCGGGCCAAACAAACCTTCAATAAACATTTCGTTTGATTCAAACCCATCAAGCGAACCGGTTAAGCCATGCTTCATAGGGCAGTTGATAGAATTTTCAATCAAACCAGAAAGGACTTGGGCAGAGCTACCGTGAACTTCGTCACAAAATACGGCTTTCATATCATCAAAAACGTATTTAGGAAGCTTTGCCATGGACTGCCATGTAGTAATAACAATCTGTCTATCAATATATTTTTTATAGTCTTTGTTGATTTTCTGACAATGATTTCCAACATTCCACTTAACAGAGGAACCCGTAGCATAATTTTCAAAATCATTGTACATCTGCTCAACTAGGTTTCCAGAGGGAACTACGACAAAGAATTTTTTGTCTTCCATCTCAGGAAGTAGTTGCAACATACGCAAGGCGCTGTAAATGATAAGGGACTTACCACTACTTGTAGATGACAAACATAAACTGCGTCCCATGCCAAACATATGCATAAGAGCATCGTACTGGTGTTCGTGTGGTGTAATTGGCTTACCTTTGCTATGCGGATCAATCACCGTAGTCATTACGTGTTCAATATCTTCACGAGTGAGGTCAGTCTGTGGAATAAGCTCAGGATCAACCTTGTAGATGTATCCCTGCCCCTTTACAAACCTTAGCAGTGCCAACACCAAGCCTACGGGAAACGTCTTGTTACGGCGGTTGTAGAGCCGTTTGTACCCATCCCATTTACCAGATTTCACACGCGGGTCATGTTTAGCGTTAGGAACCTCAAAACTAAACTTATCCTGAATCTCCATTTCCATGTATTTTTCAACACAAGAAATCTTGACATAGGATTCGTTAATCTTCTGGATTATAATCTGAGGTTGCGACATATTCATAAGCCAATTTTAATAGTTTGTTAGCGGTTGTGTATACTAGTATATAGGGTATTTTAACTTGCTCTCTAATAGCGGCAAGATACCTGTGATGTCCGTCAACAACGTACCCATCCTCACTTACGATGATAGGTTTCATAGTAGGTATTGAATCAGGGTCTTTTCTCATATCCATACAAATATTTCTTATCTTGTCCTCGTCAAACCCTTCCGCTTGCAACGGTTTGAAATAATCGACCAATCCCATATAAGCCCAGCTACCCACACCCATACTCTCTGTTAGCCATTCCGTGAATTTAGAAACGTCATCAATCTGAGGCATATTAATTCTAGCTATCATAAACTGTTCTGTGATAAATTCTTTAAATGGTTTCATATGTTGCTCCTGTTGACTATTTATGGTAATTTTAATGGTAGTTTCATAAAATAAGGCGTATTGCAAATGTTGACAAATCACCAAACAGAAAAGTTAATCGCTTGTGTAGAGGAAGAACTTAGAGAAATGGAAGAGTATAAAGGCGTAAGCTCTAGTAGAGTTGATGCTTTAAAATTTGAAGAATTTTTAGTTAGAATAACCGTTATTAGAGATGGTGATGACGAAGAAGAATAATAATAATAATAATAAGATAAATACCTGTATACAGGAAACAATGATGCAGGGTAAAACAAATGACTACAAAGGCTATTAACACAGCAAAATCAACCTCGTTTATCGCTGTACTTGGGTATGATAGAGATATCACGTACACCATTCAAGGTACAAACATGGGAGGTGCTAGTTTAACACCAGCGGAAATGCCAGCACGTTTTTCAAATATTCCTTTTCCCGGTGACAAGGTTGAGTTTGGTGATCTAACCCTTCGATTTTTGCTGGATGAAAACTTGTCGCAATGGGTTACACTGAACAAATGGATGTTTGCACTCTCTCGCGGCGTCAAAGACTCACAGGGCAACGATCTAACGTCATATGTAGAACTGACCGTCCTAGACAGAAGCAACGCACCAACGATCAGAATCCGTTACAACAACGCTCACGTAACAGATATTGGCGACATTGAATATGATATTGTTGGTGACGAAACAACACTTGCATCTTCTGCGACATTCGTGTACACTCACTATACTATAAACAACGTAATCACAGGTGAAACAATTGAGTACGGATCATAATAGTGATTTAGAAGACCTCATCGACAAAGCAGAAAATAGTTTTGTTGAACTGGTTCAGCTTGCAGGAAAAGATGTAGAGATTGACGAATTTGATATTGACGGTGAAGCTATTAGAACACCAAAGCTTCATCAGAAATATTCTGTAATGTTCGCCAACGAGTCTATGTCCCTGATAAAATACCAACAGATTCAAAAACGTGTCTATCTTGAACGATGGAAATATTTCAACGGGAAGCAGACAGATCAATATTACACAAAATTTGGAGTCTTCAACGAAAAGGTTCTGAAAGGGGATATTGACAAGTATCTTGCAGCCGACAAACGGTTAGGATATGCTTCTGAGTTGTTAGAGGTACAAAAACAAATTGTGAACTACCTTGAAAGGACTGTGAAAGATATTTCTAATCGAGGATTTCACATTAAATCAGTAATTGATTATCGTCGTTTCGAGGCTGGTGCATAAAATGAATTTGATGTTAGGCGATTGCCTTGAGTTAATGAAAGAGATACCGGATGGCAGCGTGGACCTCACAGTGACTAGCCCGCCATACGATAACCTGCGAACCTACAACGGCAATAACAACCAATGGGGAGAGCATGTATGGAAGGCAGTAATCGCTGACCTGTACCGGGTCACAAAAGATGGCGACACTGTGCTTGATCCATTTATGGGCAGCGGAACAACAGGCGTGGCGTGTGTTAATCTTGATAGGAAATTTATCGGCATTGAGATAGACAAAGATTATTTTGAAATAGCAGAAAAACGAATTCAAGAAGCAAAAGATAAACGTGAAAGTCAATTATTTTAAGAGATTTTGTTATGAATAAAAAATACTACGTTCATGCTTTACAGGGATACCAAAGATCAAGTTATGTTAGAAAAGGCCCGTATAGGTATGAATGGCTGGCTTACCTTGTTGCACATTGGTTTAGATTTTATATTGGTTCTGTGCTTATTACCACTACAGTGATGTGGTTGGTTTATATAATTGCTTTGATTTGGAGTTAATATGGAAATGGAAGTGTTTTTAAACTTGTGTATAACGATGACTATTGCAATAGTCATCGACACATTGATAGGTATTGTAATGGATTCCACTAATTTAAAAATAGGGACAAAGAATAAAATTTATATTATTCAAGGCTTATTGTTAGCTTCGACTACATTCCTGTGGTTGGCGTATATTCTAGTTAGGGTGTGGATTTGAATAGAAAATTGAGGCATGAAAAAAAAGGGGCGAAAGTCTCTTTTTTTTTGTCTTAAATAACTATCAACTTTGCTACTAGGTATGGTATGATTATAAATAGACAGACAAAAGGAAAAAATTATGACGTTCCAAGAAATAAAAAAGTTTATTATCGACAACGAATACCCGACAGGGCGAGAACTCAGAACAGAAAAATACCTGAAATTTGTTTCTGCTCTAAAAGAAGCGACTACGTTTCTTGATGATTCTTATGACACGGTAAAAGCACCAACACGATGCTTTGTTGTGATGAACGACATAACCGAGATTCAATACTGTGGTCAGTGTGGGTGTGTTGCTCCTATTGGTGTAAACAGGGTTAAGGTTCATCACTATTACAAGAATGGTTTCAGGGCTTTTTGTAGCAAGGCTTGTACAAGCAAAGGAACACTGAAAAAAAGAGAAGAAACGAATCTTAAAAAGTATGGATCAAAGCACCATATGGGAAGTGATGTTGTAAAAGAAAAGATAAGAAAAACCAACATGGAAAGGTACGGGTCAGCTTGTTATATCTCATCAAACGAGTTTCAAGAATCTTACAAAAAAGAATATTTTGAGAGCACTGGACATACACACCATTTATCTAATCCAGAGGTAATCGCAGCCAGAGAATCATCCAACATAGAAAAGTATGGATCAGCAAATCCATTTGAGTTTGCAAGGGATAAGGTTCAAGCTGGAATGGTTGCTAAATGGGGTGTGATATCACCACTACAAAATTCTGATATTCTAGCAAGAACACAAGCCACAAACATAGAAAGATACGGTGTCCATAGCCCGATGATGTGTGATGAAGTAAAAGAAAAAACAAAAGAGTCAAACTCAAAAAAATATGGGCATATCTACGCATCCAGATCACATTATAGCGCACTGGCTAGTTCTGTTTTGTATGATAAAGAATCACTGTCAGAAATGTACAAAGAAGTTGGTAACTCGCATATCATTGCAAAGCGATTAGGAATTGGTTCACACAGAACAGTCCTGCAAGCTTTAAAAGAACACGATATATATGTTAATGACAATATTTTAAGAACGGTTTCTAATGCAGAAAAGGAAATTTGTAACATTCTTGATGAAGCTGGAATCAATTACGAAACAAGTAACAGAAGTGTGTTAGCACCAAAAGAACTCGATATCTATATACCAGAACATAATGTGGCTATTGAGTACAACGGGGTGTACTGGCATTCGGATGTTTATAAGGATAAGGCTTATCATCAACAAAAGGCACTGGCTTGTAAAGAAGCAGGGATTCTATTGATTCATGTATATGAAGATCAGTGGGCAAACCCAGTAACCAAAGAAATCATAAAAGAAAAGATCATTCAAAAGTGCAACAAATCAACCAAAGAAAAAGTTTATGCTCGGAAGTGCGAAGTAGTTTCTGTAACGGCAAGTACAGCTAGGGAATTTTACACAGAAACACACGTACAAGGGTACAATGATTCAAAAGTTAATTATGGGTTGGTATTCAATGGTGAACTTGTGGCTTGTATCAGCTTTAAGAATCTCACAGGAAAGACTTCTGACCAGTATGACCTAGTACGCTATGCAACATCAAAGAACGTAGTAGGGGGCTTCTCTAAGCTTCTCACACACTTTCAAAGGAACAATGTATGGAGTGTCATAGAAACCTTCGCAAGTTTGGACTACTCACACGGAAATGTTTATGAAAAGTATGGATTTGAAATGTTTGGAGTTACAGAACCGAATTATCATTACTTTAAGGGACTGGAAAGATATTCAAGAAAGGCTTTCATGAAGCATAAACTAGAAAATGTATTAGAAAGGTTTGATGAACAACTAACAGAAAAAGAGAATATGAACATGCATGGATACACAATTATGTACGATGCGGGTTCTATAAAATATAAAATCGAGGCATGAAAAAAGGGAACCAATTTGGTTCCCTTTTTTGTTTTCTTCTAACTTACTTGATTAGCCAGTCAGACTTGCTACTGCGAACTTCCTGTAGTAGCGGTTCTCGCCTTGTCCAAGACCTTTACCAGCACGAGCGCCAGAAGCGTCATTATGCTCATATGGATTCGCAATGATGCCGTAGCGACTCGCAAAACCGATCTTAGGTGCAAAGCTGTCTTCACCAACTGCGCGGTACATTTCAAGCGGCAAGTATGGGCAGTAAAAGATACCAGCATCCCATGAGTTATCGCCTTTATAACCTACAGTCACGTAATCACGACCAGCATAAGGATCAATATAAACCTGATACTTGCCCATCAGAATACCAGCGTATGTGCCAGCAGTCGGATCAACGTTCATGTTTGATGCCAAAGCAGGATTGTAGTCAAGTACACCAGCCATGTTCAAAGCAGATGCTACGTTAGAGCTACAGATGACGCGGTTAGCACGACCACGGCGGGTTTCGATAGCTACACGGTTTGCTTCCAGTTCGATTTGGAACAACAGACCTTTGAACTTCTCAACCAACCAACGACCGTCACTGTCAGCAGCCAGATCGAACAGACCCGGTACAGCAGCACTTTGAGCGCCAAGAACAGCAGCAACGTTGATTGTACGCAGGATTTCACGGTCAATTTCGGCAGTGATTTCTGTGGACAAAATGTTTGCAAGTTCAGTTTCAGCATCCATGTTGTGGATGTTTTTCAAATCGTAAGCCAATTCACGAGAGAATTGAGCTTTCAATTTACGGCTTTTTACAGAAACGTCAGTACGTTCGATGCTGAATGCCATTTCATTCCAAGCATCACCAGTATCTGTACCCAGAAGCTGAGCATTGGCGGTGCTCATACCAGTACCAGTACCAGTGCCAGTAGTGGGATCACCAGTACCAAATGCATCAGCAGCGAAACCAGAGGTATCACCAGCTTGTGCGCCTGCACCAGAGAATGCGGTATTAGCTTCATCAAACAAAGCTTCTGTGCCAGTCTGAGTGTTGTAACGTGCGCGCATTGCAAAGATCGAACCAGTAGGTCCAGTCATTGATTGTACACCGGTCAAGTCAAAAGCCATCAGCTTAGGCATGGAGCGACGAACCATTTTGATCAGAATAGGATCAAAGTTAGCAACGCCACCTGTTTGGTTAGTCGGGGTTTCAGATTCGTTCATACCCTGATTGTATCTGATTTGGTTTTCGATAACAGATTCTGTAACCTGACGACGATAATTATCATTGATGACCGGCGCTTTCTCGTCATTCATTACTTTGTCTACAGCTTCTTTAAGTAGCTTACTCATTGTTTAATCCTACCTTTCTTTGTAAATTTATTAATTGTATTTATATAAGTCTATGTTCTAATTAAAGCTGACCAACAAAACTTTTCAGCCAAGCACTCTCATGAGTCTCATCTTTTTCATTCAAATCCTGATTTTCAAGAATTTTTTCTTGCTCATCTTCCTCAACTTTCTTATCGCCAGTCTTAGGGAAATAAGATTCTTTCAATTGAGATACAGCAGATTCAAACTGATCTTGTGTTTTGAATTGCAGAGACTCAGAATAAGTAGTAAACTTTTCTTTCTGGCTTTCAGTCAGATCAGAACATACACGAGCGATAACGATAGACCGAGTTTGTTCATCAAGAGCTTCTTTCAATTCAACATTCTTTTCAGTCAGACTATCGAGTTTTGATTTAACTTGCTCAAAGTCTTTCTGCGTCTTCTCAACAATGCTATCAGACCCTTCTGGTACAGACAGATTGTGTGCTTCTGCCAGACCAACAAAACCTTTCAAGAAAGATTCAGCCAATTCAACTTTTACACCGGACTCAATAGCAATAGCATTTTCTTCTTGCCATTCATTTACAGCAGCGGTAAGATACTTACTAATGGTAGGCAGAACCTCTTCGGTTACATATGCCTCAGACAGTGATTCAAGCTCACTTGTTTTTTCTTCGACTTGTGATTCAAACAAAGTGGTCTGTTCACCAACAATGGATTCACGAATTTCAGCTTCTTTTTCAGACAGCATAGACTCGATAATCGCACTTGCTTTTTGTTTGAAATCCTCTGAAAGCTCTTGGCCTTCGAAGAGGGCTTTTACATGATCATTCATATTAAAACCTCGTTTCTCTAATCATTGTAATTCTATTTATAATACTTTTAATTCAAACTATTGATTTTTTACTCTAAATCGAATATACTGCTCTAATTTCTCTAAAAAAAGCCCTTCATCAATAGCAATGCCATCCTCTTGGACAGCAGGAATCCAAACTCCATTCTTATTAACCCATGAAGATTCTACTAGAGGGTTTACATAACAATCAGGGCCGGAAGGTCCATCAACACAATCAACGGCTGTCATCATATAATCCTTATTAACGTACTTCATGTCATTACGTTCACTTAGCGAACCAAGTCCACGAGTAGACACACCCATGTTAAAACCACCTTCCATAAGACCTTTAATGATCTGACCTTTTGGAGTGTTTAACACTTTTGCTTTACCAATTACGTTGTTACCATCCCATTTAAGTTCATTGATTAGGATAGCGGCTTTGGCTGGATCAGCAAATGGTCTATCAGGATGATTCAATTCACCCAATGCTCTACGCTTTGAAATAAACTTTTCGTTGTATTTTTCAACAGCCTGTTCCAAAACATCTTTCTCATAATATCGACCATTGCCATTTTTTACTTGGGCTTGGGCAAATATTCCTTGAATGAAAAGCTCTTTTCCGTTTTCAGTTTGCTCTGTTAGATTTTCAACTTCATAAGAGTTTTCCATTAAAAGTTTGACTGTCATTATTATTGTCCTTTAAAAATCCACATTCATTGATTGACTAATATTTGTTAGTTGAATATCACGAATGTAGAGGTTAAACACTAACTTTTTATCAACTGACTTTGCTCTGATCTTCATAGTAGACTCATTACTATATTGTAAGCGGGTAAACTTAACTTCTATATCACTCGCTTTAAGGACAGATTGAAAGAGCTTTATTTCATCCTGTCCTAGAAGACTCTCATCCAAATCTATGTTATCAGCAACATAGTCAGAAAATGTTTTAATCATCTTGCTTCTCTACAGATTTTGTTTTCATTGTTAAATAATCCTTTTAATAAGGTTTAACTAAGACCTAAACCCTTGCGTTTCTTTACAGCCTTAGCTCTCTTGCGATTACTACCAGCCTGAGATTTTCCCTTGCGAGTTTTAACTGATTTCTTAGCGGCTTTTTTTCTACTGGCTTTTTCAGAACCGGTCATCCTTACACAACTCAAACCATTGGATTTTAACTTAAAACCCGGTTTACATTTAACTCTTTTTGTTTTCTTTCCTTTTGAATCGACCCGAGTCTTTTTAGTAGCTTCGTCCAATTCTTCTTGTGTTTGTTGTTCTGACATGATGAGTCCTTATTTCTTCATCTTTTTCATTTCTTTCATTTCATCATCTTCGTCTTC